AAGTTTAGAAGCAGTACGGTCTCGGACATTTTTTATATTTTTCTATTTAATAATAGGGGGGGACTTAATTATTTTCTTCAAGTATCCCCTATCGTATTCTCCATGGTCTGCTCTATTATGATGCATCTTACATAATGTTATTAAATTACTATGTGATGTTCTCTTATCCCATGCACTATGTAATGGTTCTATATGATGTACATCTAATCGTTGTCCTACTGTTATATAGTTATCTTCATATAAACATAATCTACATAAATGTTTATCACGATCTAATATATCTCTTCTGCAGTCTTGCCACTCACTACTGCTTCTAAACTTACGTTCTTTTATTCTACTAGCAGATGCATTGCTATGTTCTTGTTTGTAGTTTCTCTTTGGCTTCTGCGGACATTCCCCTTCATGTATTCTCCCACAGTAGCTACACGCTTTTAACATATGCACCTCTTACTTTAATACAGGATTAGTATTACGCTTTAGCTTTCCATTTACTCTTCTGCATATACCACAGTTATTCTTGCTAGCTTTACCTGTGGTTATATAGTCCATGCACCAGCCTTTATATACTATTTCTCTTGCCGTGCATATTCCATATTTATTGTTTAGGCATTGCTTCCTATCACATTCGACATTTGTCATATTTCCCTCTTTTGTTAGTTTTATACAAAAAATGAGATATATCGCCGTGGATATACCTCATATCTTGATAGTTTTATTCATTTGTTGTGTATTAATCACTCATAACCGAACACACTACTATATGTCATTGGAAAGAATAGGATTGTAATTTTCGAAAAGAAAAAGAAATATAATGCGCAGTATGTTCAGTTATCAATGGTTATACACTCAATACCAACAACTAACATGGAATGATGAATTATAATCGTGTTAGGTTTTTAATAACAACGTATGATCTATTTTATTTGGAGGTTAGTTCGTTAGTTGTCAGTATTCAAAGTATAACTAATTAGGGTGAGTTCATATCTTTAAGGTTAGTAATGTATAAGCTATATATTGTGAGGATATTCGACTCACCCTTATCAGTTAGCAGTAAATTTACATATAAAATTGTTTGTCATAACACTATACTTCAAATGTGAAATTAGAAATAAAGTATATAGTGTTTACCCCTTATCTTTTTATGGTTGGCCTGCTACTTTGCTGCGTTGACGTCTTACGCTGCATTTCACCCATATACAACAATAACACGCTTAATGGCGTGTTATCATTGCGTGTTCGTTTCTATAAGGAGTGTGAGTAGAAATCGGTACTTACAACTTCTACACATATATAGTATCACACATTGCACTTCCTATGATGTCCTATGTGTTCCTACTTAGTCCGCAATTAACGCACCTAACTGTTCTAGTGCTTCACGTTTATATAATTGTGCTTGCGACTTACTAAAACCTACAAATGATACCACCCCTTTAAATGACATTCCATTAACGTATTCTTGCATTAGTATTACTTTTCCTGTTACACAATCAAGGCTATCTATCATTTGTCTAGCGTTTTCTCTTAATGCGATTAGATTGTTAGTCTTTTCTACACATCGTGCTTCGCTATCTACCATTTTAGCTATGCTGCTTTCTAACCCCTCTGGTGTACCACCACCGCTTATCCTATCTTTCGAGTAATCAATAGCACCCAATGATGTAATATCACTCCTTAGCCGTTGTAGTTCACGTTTGGCAGATTGTATCTCTAGCGTACTAGATTTAATTACTTTCAGATAGTTTGATGCTATGGCTATTAGTCTTTCATCTAACACTTTCCCCAAATAGCATCACTCACCTTTCACCCATTCATAACCATTCCATACTACTTTCACTACATCTTCTAATTCAAAGTCATAGCCTACACTAACGGCTTTACCAATATAGAATACTGTTTCATCACTACCTACGGCTAAATCTATTAATAATTGAAATGCATAATCATATCCTAGTGGGTTTATGTAGAAATCAGAGTTTTCTACATATCCGCTATATCCAAGTAATTCACCCATGTTATCACCTCTTACCTGTAGAACCAAAACCGCCTGTACGTTTATCAGTTGTTCTATCACTTGCCGTGATGCGGTAAGGCATAATAACTAATTGTGCAAGCCGTTCACTAGCATCATATTCAAATGGAACATCACCTAAATTTCTAATAGGTATCATGATATGACCCTCGTTATCCTCGTTATTGTAATAATCTGCGTCGATAATACCTGTACCATTGGCCAGCATTACATCATGTTTAATACCTACACTAGATCTAAGTTGTAATTGAATGTATTCATCATAATTAATTCTGCATTTAATACCAGTTTCAATTAATTTTGTTTCACCTACACCTACTACACCACTTTTATATGGCTTTACATCATACCCAGCAGAGTATTCTGTTTTTCGTCTAGGTAGCCATGCATCTTCATAGCCTGTTACTGTTTCAAAGTTATTTTCATTCATGCTCTCACTCCTCTATTTTGCAAACTCCATTAAATTTGTTTGCACTTTCACATCATTTAGCATTTCTTCTTTAGCTTTGGCATACATTTTTCTATCAATTTCAAAACCATATGCACTTCTGCCTAATTCCATAGCGGCCCTTAATGTACTACCACTACCAGCTACTGGGTCTATCACTACATCACCTTCATCTGTAAATATTTCAATCAATCGTTTCAATACACTTAACGGCTTTTGTGTAGGGTGAATATTAGGCACTAAGTTCTTATTATCTCTTCTCCATTCGAAGTGATCGAATATCATTTTTTTATTGTTGTTGAATTTAGGAAGTTTTTCACGATACAAGATTAATGCATATTCAGTAGCACCAACTATACGCATATTAGCTTTCAGTACTTGTGCACTATAATTTTTATTAAACGTGATAGGAATATAATTCTTGAACCCATGTTTTTTTGCGTATTCAATAACCATTGGCATTTGTTGGAAAGAACAGAACACAATCATGCAAGGTGCTTGACATCTTTCTTTAGGTTCTTTTTTTAACAAACGATTACAGAAATGAAAGTATTCAGCAATGTTAAAGTTGTAATCAGAGTTAAAGAACGCTTTTCCTGCCTTTTTGCTTTCACCATTCTTATTATCACCGCCAACGTACCACATAGGGTTACTTGCATACGCATTGTTCCCTAAGTTGTATGGAATATCAGCGATCACTAGCTGTGCTTTTGGTATTCCGTACCTTTTAAAATTCTGGAAATTATCATTAAACAATTCTACTTTCACTTACTCTAACCCCACTTTCATAAATCGTTTTTGTATTGTGGTTCTTGATATACCCATTTCTTCGCCAATCTTACGTAGCGACATTCCACTTTGTCTTAGTCTAATGATTTTAGCTACATCAACATCCTTGTATGCATTTTGTTTAGACAATGCACCAGCTTTTAACTTGTACACACCATACTTTATTAAAATAGGCTTAATGTCTGATGTTGACATTCCTGTACGTAATTTTATCCTAGCCATTGATAAGCCACTTTCATACATGGCGACGATTTCTTCATCAGTTACATCCATAACTGTTTCTGTTACACCTTTTAACCCCACCATCCGTAGCATTGTATCTATTTTTTTGCCATTGTAAATACAAGCACCTAGCGCTAACCAGTTAAGGCAATTATTAGGCAAGCACTCCCCATAATTTCTCATTTATCTTCACTCCATTCACTTTCACGATATATTTTGAACCAATCATCTGCACTCATAGTTACCAGCCATGGTTGATTACTTTTCTTCCATGCTACTATTGGTATATTTCCACTTTTCTTTGCATCATGTTCCGCTTGCTCATAGGCTTTTCTTACATTCAAATTTTCAACAAATTTTACTTCTTGATGTATATTAGGCAGTCCGATGCAGTCGCTGGCATCACCTGTATTACCGCAATATTGGACTGTTCGCCTTACCTTATCAAAGCCATTATTACGGCATACATCTCGCCACATTCGTTCGCCTCTAGCACCTTTTTGTTTGCTATTTATTGGCATTATCTATTCACCCACTTCATACACCCAATTCGCATATAATATTCTTTTTCTTGTTCATTTAACTTAACAGAACCCTTTATTCGTTTAGACTTTTTTACAAAGCCACCAAACTCATAAATATTTCCTCTAAAATCAAATGTATCTATTTCATCAATTAAGATTAGACCAGCATCACCAAGTAATTCATCAATCGTTTCATAATGATCATCATACAAATCTCTTGGTATTGCGTAATACAGATACATCACATTGTGATTATCGTGATAACGCGCTTTCTTGAAATCATTTCTGAAATCATTTATATCCGTTTTGATTTCAACTTCTGTTAAGTGCAAAGTGTTTAGATTGAAGTATACAAAGTCAGCCTCATAAGGCGGCTTTCCGCTATCTCTCATCATTACATTAGGTATACATATATTTTTAAGAAACAAATGTTGCCCTAACGCATATTGAATATCTTGCTCTGTCAAACACTCACCCCTCTACATATTGTTCACATCTCTTCAAGATGTCTTCCACCAGCTTCAACGGAATATGCGACCTTGTGTTATATCGATTAATACCAGTAGTATTTAACTTGTTGAATTTAATGGTGTTCTTTATATCATCTTTCAATAACTTCAAATCAATATTGCTACCAAACTTTGTTGGTTTCTTAACTGGGTAATCATAATTGTTGTAGTAAGTTAGGTTTTCATACGGAATATCAAACCCTATTACATTTTTGATGTATTCCCATATCCGCCCATATGCTGGGTTTTCAATCACGAATACTTTAGGTTTATAACGCTCAATGATTTTCAATGTGTTGTAGATACACATTTCACCATTGATACGTGTTAGAAATGACTTATCATATTTAAACTGATAGTTTTCATAATCGATGTGATTTCTGATTGTGAATTTACTACCTTGTTCGTATTCACCAAATAGGTTTATCGTCATATCCTTTTCTTGTTTCCAACACGCATTACCACCTTTCATCGCACTTGCTACGCTCCAGCTTTCACATGGTGGACTAGCTAGAATAACATCAGGTCTATCTAGTCCATCTAGTGTTTCCCATAGTGCATTTGGTTTATGTAGCATATTAACTGCAAGGTCTTGGTTGACACACGTATCACCAATTCCTATTGATGTGATCGTGTG